AGTAAAGTTTATAGTAATATCAATACCACTAGCAATATTGCTATTTGTAACATTAACAATAATTAGTAAAATTAAGAATATATGATGGAGATTGCAGGATTAGAGAACTCAGTACCAGTGAGGATGATTTATGTTGACGACAAAAGTGAAGTATTGTTTAAATCTTTAGCTCATGCAGCAAGGAATACAAGGATTACACAAGACGCAATAAAGAAGTCGCTTAGTCCATTGCTAAAGCGTAGATTTAAGCACAATGATAGAGATGTGATATTTAGAATAAAAAAATAACAAAACATGACACACGCATCATTATTTAGCGGTATAGGTGGATTTGACTTAGCCGCAGAATGGATGGGTTGGAATAACCTATTTCATTGCGAATGGAATCCATTCGGACAAAAAGTATTAAAACACCATTTTCCAAATTCAATTAGTTATAATGACATTACTAAAACAGACTTTACTATTCACTCAGGATCAGTTGACATCCTTACAGGCGGATTCCCTTGTCAACCATACTCAACCGCAGGAAAAAGACTTGGAAAACAAGATGAAAGACATCTCTTTCCTGAAATGCTTAGGTGCATTAAAGAAGTCAAACCAAGATGGGTTGTTGGCGAGAATGTTCGTGGACTTGTTAGTTGGAATGAAGGGATGGTATTCAACGAGGTGTGCGATGATTTGGAAAGCGAAGGTTATGAAGTCCAATCGTTTCTTATTCCAGCTGCAAGTGTCGGTGCACCACATCAAAGATACAGAGTATGGTTTGTTGCTTACGCCTACGACAAGGGAAGAAGTACAAGATTTAGAGAAGTTCAAAATAAGAATGGAGAAGTATCCAAATGGGACAACAATGCCAAATCTAGCGACACAAATGTCAAATATGTTGTTTCAAACTCCGAGAGCATCAGACAAGAATATGCATTGGAAAACAGAGAATTGGAAGGGGGACGATTTAGGCAGTCAGATGAACGAAATTTTTGGGACTCGTTCCCATCTAAGCCCCCTCTTTGTGGAGGAGATGATGGGCTTCCCAAAGAATTGGACGGCATTACCTTTTCAAAGTGGCGACAAGAGTCAATTAAAGCATATGGAAACGCAATAGTTCCTCAGGTAGCACATCAAATCTTCAAGACCATAGAAGAATTTGAGAAATTAGTTTAGTATATTTGTAATGTATTATGCGACAATACAACAAAGAATTTATTGGGTGGAGGATAAACAGGTAGTCGCATTACCTGTGAGTCTGAAGCCCTTTTTTTATTTTTATGGCTCAATTTTATACAACGATTATCCATCCAGTTAGGAAGGCTTTTCATTTATCTTGTAACGAGTATTGTGTATTAGACACTATACTACGTATGCAAAACAACGATTCTCATTGGTGTTACATGAGTAGAGAAACTATGGCAGATGATTTAGACTTGTCAAAGCAATCTATTTTAAACATTATCAAGGGTCTTATTTTAAAGGGATTAGTAACTAAACATGAAAAGACTAACCATCTTAGATGTGCAGGTACTTTTAAGGATGCTATAGATGATTATAGAAGTTTTGGTATTGCTGATGACCACTTTACCGTTGGTAAAGAAAGTTTACCTAAGGGGTCAAAAAAGTTTACCTCAGACGGTAAAGAATCTTTACCCAACAATACAATTAACAATAATAAGACATTTATTAAGCCTATGGCATTAGAAGTTAGTAGTTATGCTAAAGAAATAGACTTTGTTTTAGATGGTGAATATTTCTGTGATCACTACGAAGCTAGAGGATGGAAACTTAACTCTGGAATAATGAAAGATTGGAAGGCTACTGTAAGAACTTGGAAAAGGAATAGTTCCAAATTTAATACTACTAATGTACCTACAAACAAAATAACTACACAAATAAAACTTAAATGATAGCTATAAACCTACCAAAAGCCTTAGATATTGAATCTAACATACTTGGTGCATTACTTTTAGACAAAAGAACTATCCCATTGGTTATAGGTCATCTAAAAACTGACATATTTTACGATTTAAAGCACCAAAAAATCTTTAACGCTATTAAGGAAATGTATGATAGTAACATATCTATAGACCTTACTACTGTAGCTCAAAAACTTTCCCAAGATAAGGACATACAAGATGTTGGTGGAGCTTTTTACCTATCTAAGTTAACTGATAATGTAACTTCAACAGCTCATATCAATACTCATATTGAGATTGTAATTGAGATGTATAAGAAGCGTGAAGCCTATAAAGCACTTAAAATAGCTGAGAATAGTTGTTTAGACAACGATAGTCAATCTATAGATTTACTTTCTGACCTTAATAGTCAACTTATAGGTTTACTAGAATATGGTAATTTATACGAAAAAAGCATAACTGACGTAGTTATGGCTATCAACTTTGCTAGGGATTTAGCAAGTAATGGCGAACTTTTAGGATTTAATACAGGATTCCAAGAGCTTAACCAAACCATAGCAGGATGGTGTAAACCTGACCTATGTATTATAGCTGCCAGACCTGGTGCAGGTAAGACAGCAATGATGCTTTCTAGTGTTTATCACTTAGCAATCCTAAATAACGTTCCTACGGCTATTTTTAGCCTCGAAATGAGCTCCGAACAGTTAGTTGAAAGGTTAGAGTCAATAACGAGTCAAGTGCCCTTAAAACGCCTTAGAACGAATAATTTGAATGACTATGAACGTAAGCTACTTTTAAAGACCGATGACAAGATAATCACAGCACCCATCTACATAGAGGATACTGGAGGAATCAGTATCTCACAACTCAGAGCTAAGGCTACTATTCTTAAGCAGAAGTATGGTATTAAGGTAATATTCCTAGACTATCTTCAGCTTATGAGTGGACAAGGCAAACAAAACCAAAACCGAGAGCAGGAAGTAAGTTTTATAAGCAGAAGCCTTAAAGCCTTAGCCAAAGAGTTGGAAGTGCCAATCATTGCTTTGTCGCAGTTATCAAGAAAGGTTGAAGAAAGGGCAGATAAGCTACCAATGCTATCCGATCTTAGAGAATCAGGTAGCATTGAGCAAGATAGTGACATCGTAATAATGTTAATGCGTCCTGCTTATTATGAGATGACTGAGCCAGTAGAAATTGATGGCAAAGAATATAATCCAAAAGACCTTGTGATAGTAAAAGTTGAAAAAAATAGACATGGACCAACCAAAAATATGGCAGTTAGATTTATTGGAGAAACAACCACATTTGAAGACTATAAAATTTAAACTATGAAAACATCAATACAAGAATTGCAAGAATGGATGACTGAAAATCATTTTAAAGTTACGTTTGCTTTTTTAGACCAACTTGAATATTGTAAACAAAAAGAAAAAGAGCAGATAATAGATGCTTATAGAATTGCTTCTATTAATAATGCTTCAAATGAAGATATGAAAAACATTAAAGCTGAATATTGGCAAATAAATGCTGAATTATGGTATGATAAACATTATAACCAAAACAAATAAGCTATGAAGCAAAAACCCACCGATGTAGAATATGTAGAAGGTGAAGACCTTAACATAGAGAACATGAAAGAACGTATTATAACCAAAGCTTGGTATGATACTGCTAGATTTAATGAGATAACAGATGTTGCAGTTGGTATCGGTATGGGAACTAGAACGCTTTACTTTTACGCTAAGAAACTAAAACTACCAAAGAGAAGTGGACTTAAATAGAAACTATAAGAATACTCGTAAGTTCGACATAGAACAAGCTAAGGCTGCTGACGGCACTTACCAGGCATTGTTATTGTTTGCTAGGAACACAAAAATCTTGGTTATCCAACAGCCAAAAGCACTCAAGCAAAAATTCATGTGGCTTGAATATGAGAATAATGGTCAGCCTAGTGGTATAGCAGATACAAGAGTAGAGTACTTTGCTATCAACTATGACCTTAAAGATAGAATCTACTTTATACGAGCTGAGATGCTTAGAATAAAGGCAAGAAGACACTTTAAATGGGGTAAAACAAAGATAGTTGAAGGCATTAGATATGTAAAAGTACCTACTGTTGAGATGATACGTTTCGATTAATTAGTGTAATTTCGTTTATATGACATACAAGACAGCAAGTGACTTAACCAAGATGATGCTAGAATATTTAGATAGTTTAGGTTATGAAGTATGGAGGAATAATAACCTAGCAGTTAAAGGAAGGTCTTTCATTGGAAAGAAAGGTTTACCTGACATCATAGGTTACCATAAAAACTATGGTCAGTTCATTGCTTGTGAGATTAAGGCTATAGGTGATAGACTAAGCGTATCACAGATAGAGTTCTTAACTCACTTAGGTATGTGCGGTGGAACATCTATTGTATGTCAACAAGTATCAGACGGAACAATTAATTTAACAATATTTTTAGACAATGGCGAAAGCAAAATCAGCATCTGGGACGAGTACGAAGGTGAGTTTCGGGAAGCGTAAAGAAGGAAGAGCAAAGAAATCTTATAACAAACATAGTCCAAGACCTAAATCATATCGTGGTCAAGGACGCTAAACAACAATTATGGAAAAAGAACAATTAGAAAACAAGGCAGAAAATGTAACTAAAACTACTAATAAGGAAGTCAAGGTTACTGTAGTTCCTAAGGAAAGCAAGTTTGTAACTGCTGAAACTATTAAGTTAGTAGAAGACATCTTAAACGATGGTACAGTAGACATCAAATGGAGAGCACAACTTAAAGAACAAGTAAGAAAATACAAAGGATATGGAGAATAATTATGACAGTATAGTCGAGTCTGTGATTACTAAGTATAAAGATAGAGCTAACATTGGCTTTACCAAATACGGAACTAATCTTGACAGGACTGACTTAAACACCAAAGAATGGGCTGAGCATTTACAGCAAGAACTTATGGATGCTGTATTATACTTAGAGAAATTCAAAGAAGGAATTAAAAATAGTTTATAAACCAAAACAAATATCATGGCAACACAAAAAGAGAACTTCTTAGGAAGATGTTTCACACTTAGATCAGCTTACGGATCATTCAGAAAAGTATCATTCGGTCCAGAGGACTTAAAGAAACTAAATGAGTTCGCAGCATCTAACAAAGGATGGTGTTCTATCCTTATCAAAGACAAAAAGAACGCAGGACCTGAACAAAGTGATTTCTATTGCGAAATGGACACATTTAAAGCAGGTGATTACAAACCAACAGATAAAAAATTACCATTCTAGTTATGAACTCAAAAATTTATAGAGATATTTTAATTAACTTATCACTTTTATTAGTAGGTTTGTACCTACCATTTGCTTTCATTATCAATAAGTACAATCCGTTAGAATGGGAATGGTATGAAAGATGTTTATACGTTATATCTGTTGCAGTAACTATAGGTTACGGAGCTAAAGAGTATAGCAAAAAGTAGTATGTTTTGTTTGTAGTTTAATAGTTAGACGCTGCTAATCTTAGTGGCGTCTTTTTTTACCCATAAAAAAACCCCCAGATTTTACCTGAGGGTTAACCAAAACTACACACAATCACACACCACACATGAGAGCTATTTTAATTATGACTATTTCTAGTGTCATAAAACTTTGTCAATACTGATCCGTAAAGGACTGCTTGATACCTTGTAGTAAAACTATCCATAGATTCGTTTACATAGAAGTAATCCTCATTGGACATATATACAAAACACCTATCACTATTTTCTTCATCAGCCGTTACACTCGCCACCTGATAGATGTTGATATAAGCATCCGATTCCTCAGAATTATCCTGGAACTCATAGCTTTCATCTTCCTCTTCGGTCAGTTGTATGATGTGCATTAACATTTGTGATACTATTTTTAAGTACAGTAAGTCGTAATTCTTTTACAATCAACTCAAGCCTAGCTTCTAAGTGAGTCTTTTCTTTCATTAATTGGTTAATCTTAACGTCTGTTTCTCTGTTCATACAAATTTACGATTTAATTCTAATGGAAATAAAAAGTGCATATCCCATTGACTACCAATGCAATACACACTTTCTTATATTTACTAGACTATAGTTACTTTCTAGGTAACCTAATAATCTTACTGCCTAGAGGCATCGGAACAAATATAGCGACTCTTCCGCTATCTAGAACAACTCCACAGCCTAATGTGGGTCTTTTGGGGAAAGGTCTTGAATACTCCATAGCATAGGCATCTATATCTATGCCACATCCTACATTCATGCCGAATATCATATCCTTGTCAGATGAACTATAAAGAACACCTCCAAAGCTATGAATATGACCTATTACTGTTGATTGTCGAGCATCTCTTGCTCTATTGATTGCACCTGCTTGTCCTGATGATCCTGTACCATGAGTATATAGAACACCGTCTATTTCCCATTCTAAAGCCCATTTCCAGCCTTTAGGGGCATCCCAAGCTTGTTCATAGGATTTAATAAATCTTTCTGGTAAACCGCTTGTTTGAGCCTTTCTTTTGTGTAAGGCTGAGTGGTTACCAATACATACTTTTACGTTAGGGAATTGTTTGTACCATTTGTACATAGCAGCTTGTGCTAAGTCTGCTTCTCTACCTGCTCCATGTCCGTCAGGTTTAGATTCATGGTAACTGATGGCATGATTGTCAACTTCATCTCCAATATGTACAACCTCAGAACATTGAAACTTATTCGCTACTTCATAGCAAAAAGCTTTATAGCCTGGATGACAGAATGGTTCATGAGTGTCGCCTATTACTAGGACATTTTTCTTGCTCATTATGTGTGGTTTTGGTTTGGTTTGGTTAGATTTTGTGATTGGCGTAAACTGTTTTGTTGTTTACTTTTAAAGCATCTAATACTTGCCTTCTATTCTTACCTAAGTTGTAACTTACATGAACCCATGCGTAATTAAACTCATTTATCAACTGATCAAACTCTAGCTCGTTCTTTATATACTCAAAAATCTCTTTGTTTGTTGGTCCACCCATCCCATCCATATCTATATCACAGGCTTTAGCCTCACAATGCTGTGAATTTAAGCTCCCTCCAATGTAATGGTTCAGAGTCTTGGATCTGTATCCAGAAGAAATATTAATAGGACCAAACTTAATTCTAATTGGTTCTAATACTTTCTCACAAAGAACAATAAGGTTCTTTAAATGCTCAGGAGTTGGTTCGTTAGGAACTCCATGTCTTTTTGCTGATTCACTACGAGTAAACTCTGCTAGTGAGAAGTGTGCTGTTAAACGCATATTAAATATTTTTAATTTTACAATTATTAAAATGCCATTGATGCATTTGTGGTGCTCCTCCAACTAACCCACAATGTGGGCATTCGATTTTTTTCTTTTTTACACCAGTAGTGCCTATTTTTATTTTTAAAGAATGTTCTGCTGAAAACTTCTTCCCTTTCCAAGGACCTATTCTATTTTTACCAGCAATAGATAATTTATTTCTAGTTTCTACAGTAACAGTTGGTTTATTTTTTTGTGCAATACTCATATTTTTTCTTGCATTCTCGCTAAATTTGAAACCAAGCATACCAGCACCTCCATTTGTAAGGTTTGCTAATGTGCCAGTATTATTATCTATTCTGCCATATAAAGCAATAAATTCCTTTTCTTTCTCTTTTGCTTCATTCCAAGTAAGGTCATTTAGCAATATTTCTACATCTATACCTGTTTTAGAATAAATATTTGACCATATTTTATTTCTACCATTTTTAACATAGGCTCTATCTAAATTAGAACCAGAACCTATTCCAATATAGAATGGTTCATTTTTATCTAATCTAATATGTCTATATAAATAAGCCATTAAATCATTTGATTTACAAAATATGCTAATCCTAGCAACCATAATAGGAAGCCAAGTGTTAAAATTATTTTCTCGGACTTAGGCATCTTTCTTAAATATTTTCTCTATAGATGTTAAACCTAAACAACCGAACGCTAACAAAGCTACTGATTCTACAAGTATCGTACTTGGAGCTATATGCTCTTCACTAAAACTATTGTGATACATAGTAACACATAATGTAATTACACATAACAATCCACATAAACGCTTCATGCTAAATCTACCGCTATCTTCTTGGAAAAACTGTTTCATATTATAATTGACTAAATTGGAAAATGATTAAGAATATTAAGATTATTTTTTGCCAAGCATGGTATTTATCCATCTTGTCAAGTTCTCTTTCCCTTGTTTGGTAAACTTCGAGGTTTGCTTCGTAGCGAAACTTGTAATTTTCGAGCTTACTAGCTTTATTAATGTAGACATTGAGAATAGAATCATCTTTTATTGTTTTAGATTTTAACGAGTCCTTATAAGCGATTATTGTATCGTTATAGGACTTATATAGATTATTAATGGTATCTGCCTGACCTATGGTCATTATAACAACAGAATCCCCTTTAATC